TGATGTGCCAATGCCGATGCCCAGTGCTCCGGAAACAGTCGTTGGACCAAAATAGGCCACTTCGGTCAACGTCGATGAGCCATTCGGAGTAGCGGCAATATCGGCGTAAGAACCATTTGCGCCAACGCTCCAGTTTTGCGATGCATAGGTTCTAAAGCTTGCTTGCGGGCCCACAACAGCCGTGCCGTTATAGCCCCAGGCGTTATAGCCACCGATTTCATCCCCTGAGACGAGGGCCGTCGGCGAGGCATTCGTTCCGTCCTTTCGAACTCCGGAAAAATAGGCGGTCGCTCCGAAGGAATCTGCTTCGATCCTGGTTGCCGTGCTGTCTAAATTTCCAAGCTGGAGGACCGTGCCGGTCTGCGCTGTCGGCAAAGATGCGGCATTGAGATCTACCTTTAGGACGGCAGTGTTGATCACACCTCCACTGAAGGTAAGGGCCTCCGTGATCGTTGACGGCAAGCTAGCAACTGCCGCGCCCGTGGTCGGGGAAATTGTTATCTGTCCTGTTGTTCCCGAGATTGAGGAAACAGCACCACCACCCGATCCGTTTGATGCCGAAGTGATGATGCCTTGGGCATTCACTGTCAGATTCGTATTGGTGTAGCTACCCGCGGATACACTGCTCGTGGGTAACTGGGAATTTGTCAGAGTGCCTGAGATGTTGGAAAAGGCGAGCTGAACGAGATGCTGAAGGCCTGAGGTATCGATGTATTGAACAACTTGGTTCGCAGTCGAAGATGCAAGAGCTTCCAATCCGCCAAGCGCGGTCGTCGTCGGAGTTGGGATTTGGGCGTTCGATGCGGCTCCAGCGAGGTCAGAGAAGCCGAATTGAACCAGGTGTTGGACGCCCGTCGCATCGATGTATTGAACGGCTTCATGGGCAGTTGAAGATGCCAAGGCAAGTAGGCCACCCAGTGCGGTAGTTGTAGGGGCTGGGATTTGGGCATTAGACGCCGTGCCAGCCAAGTCGGTGAAGGATGGTTCAGCACAATCGCTAGAGGAGGCCGTCCCATTCGCATCGAATGCGTTCAGCCATTTGTGAGCCGCGCAAGTTAGACCAGGGTAAGGTCCAAACGTGCTGCTGCCTGCATTGATCTGGATATTTCCAATCGAGCCACCGGGTGTACCACTGCCGCTTCCACCAATTGGACCCCAAGACCCGTTTACATAGGCTTCCAGAGCCGCCAGCGACGTGTTGTAGCGGATCATGCCATTACTTGGTGATCCAGGACGCTGACTGGTCGTACCCGAGGGAAGAAGAATGGACATTCCGGTGAAGACCGGATCGGCGGCTTCCAGATCGCCGGAGAGGAAGGATTGCAAGCCAGAGTAAGTATTTACTCCATTTAAGAGGCCGATTGTTGCCCCGCTCGTGCCAATGCTTTGCGAAGCAGCTGACCCGAATTGCACCTTGAAATTCGTGCCTGGATTGCTGGGCCGGTAGATCGGGAAATAGTCCTGGGTTTGAACGATGCCACCAGACTGGAGTTGGCTGATCGGCGCATTCTGTGCCGATGCATCGGTTGCAAATAGGCACCAGAATGCAATGAGCAGACCGATCCTGGGAGACCAACAATTACTGATTTTCATTTCCAGAGTTCCGTTTGCTAGAGGAAGTTAGGTGCCGGCAGGATAGGCTGGTTTTGCGGGAATTGATGTCGAAGTTGCGTCGGATCCATCCACGATCGCGCGCAGTGCCCTCCGCCAGTCGATCCAGGCCACGACATCCACTCCGGTCCATGAATTGAGACCGAGTGAAACGGCTTCGGCGATCCGGTGCATTGTCGTGTCGGAGTTATCTAAGATTTCTGTTTGTGTGATCACGACGCCCATCGCAGCACCGACAGTCCCGATAGGTGTTGGGGTCTTGCCAGTTCCTAGCCAAGCCGTATAGGTGGGATCGGTGACCGACACCCAACCATTTGAAGAGCTGGACCAGACCTGCGATGCGTTTCCGGAGACGGACCAGTAATGGTTTAGAACGTTAAACATATTGGGCTCCGGTTGCCGTGGTTCCGGACGCGTTGCCCGGTAAATAGCTTGTACCGGCTCCGTTAGTATTCAGAACCGAATTGGATGCGAGGATATAGCGCACACCAGTCGCAGATCCAGAGAAGGTATTTAATGACAGGTCGAGCGATGCGTTCAGGGTAGCTAAGGCAAACGCTGTTGTAAAAGCAGGCGTGCTGGCCAGCGTAATCGTAAAGCCAACGATGTAGATAATGCCACCACCAAATGCCTGCGCATGCGCTGATGCCCCGGCCGCAATCGTGTAGCCAGCGCCACCGAGAATGAATCCTCCTTCTTCAGCAACTAAATGAGGACCTGTGGTCAAGCCGAATATAAGTCCCGACCCGAGGAAAATCAGAGCCCCGTTCGATGCGCTTACGAGTGCAGCCCCGACTGAAGACTGCATCTTCAGATTCTGGATTGTGAATACAGCACCCTCTTGGCCTTGAAAGCAAATTCCGGACGTGGGAGCAATCAGAACGTTTGACGGCGTAGTGGAGTTGCCATTGATAGTAATGCCACCGCCAGGAGCGCCGGGAGGCGTGAGGTATGCATTCAATCCGACGGTCGGAGTGTAGGTGCCATCCTCAAGCTGGATCGTGGCAGCATAGCCGTTGAGATCGTAATTTTCTGAGATAACATTCCACGCTTTTTGGATCGTCGCATAGGGAGCCGCAACTGTCCCGTTCCCAGTGCTGTCGTTGCCAGTAGTAGAAACGTAGAAGCTTGTGTTGGCGGTTAGGAGCGCACGCTGGCCAGATCCATAGGACGAGTTGATTTCAAAGCTCGTTCCGTCATAGCTCATGATATAGTTCTGCCCAGGGATAAACTCGCCACCCTTTAGAGCGTTTCCCGCAGTGGTGATCCCCTTATAACCAAGGCCATTCAGATTGATGACCGAAATACCAGCGTTGGCGTTCGCCACGTTGATAATGACCGTCATACCCTTGACGTAGGCCGTGGGTGCCGGATTCAGAGCAGCGGTGATGATCCCCTGCGTAACGCTCGTGTCATTGGCAAATATATGGGCTGCGTTCTGAACATTCGTGATCTGGGCATATCTGAGATCGGCGCTGGCCTGGCTCAGTTTCTGCGTCAGGGTTTCGCTGATGAATGGCGCGCCGCCGATTTGGGCGATGTTGCCCGAGGTAATGGTGGTTTGCCCATAGGCAACGGTAATGGCCCACAGGCCTGTGTACCCGGCGTCCGGAGCCGGTGTCGTTTGCGTTCCTGTCGTGGCTGGAACGCCAGCCTTTAACTGAACGCTGCATTCGTTTTGGCGTATCGTGTTTTGAGAAGCCCCGGTATTATTTGGGCCTGCCCAAGGCATCGATGGATTTGCAGCATTGTAGTAAGGCAGAACCGCCGCACCCGTATCGGTTTCGACGAAGGCAGCCTCGATGAGATAGACAACCGAGTACCCAACCGTGGAAGGTGCGGGGCACGAGAAGTTTTGAACACTAAGCGCAATTCCGATCTTGACGATCTGATCGGTCGTGTCTGGGCTCAAAGAACCATAGGCGCTGTTGTCAACGTTTTGCTGTGAGAACACGCACCCTGGTGCGACGTTGACAGTCAAGGTCGTCGGACTGGTCGGGGTACATGCCAAGCCACTAAACAGCGTGCTTGTACCAACGATGCTTTGCGCAACCCAGCCGTCGCTGATCATTGCATTCTTGTTCGTGAGGAGGATATCGATGTCCTGGGGAATCGCACCAATATAGGTAAATCTGCGGTCCACGTTACCTCTCTTGCTTTAGGCTGGATTTGTGATGTTGCTCCAGGCGATGGTGCCCTCTACTTTTGCATTGGCTATGGCGGCATAGATGTCTGCATCGGTGACGGCGCCTGCGATCTGATCAAGATTTGCCCATTCTCCACGGCTGCCCGTATTGTAGGCACCTTCTGGATTCCCATAACCTGCAACATTCGGAATCCCCTCGCCTACTGGCCGGTAGGCCGTGATGAACCCTTGGTATGGAATTGCAAGAGACCCATATCCCCCGGCCACTCCATAGCCGAAGATGTTCTTGCCATAGGCTCCGCAATCCAGCGGACGCCACGGCTCGAAGACCCACGGCACATTGCCTGTCAGATTAGTCAGCAGCTTGATAATTCCGTAGCGCGTCGCCTTCTGTTCCAGCAAGTTCTGAAGTATCCGAGATCTCAGCGAGGTATCAGTTTCACCCAGTCTGCGAGCAATGAAGGTCCCGAAATAATCGAACGCCACAAGATCGAGGAAACCGTCTGTTGCGGTTGCGATTCTGGTTTGCAGCTTTGCGTAAGCAACTAGGCTGTAGATGAATGACAGGCAATAGGCGAGGCCATTCAAAACTGCGTTCAGTACGGGGGCATCGTCAGAAAACCAGCCGTTCGGTAGGAGCTGTCCTAGCCTACCGACAAAATCCTGCTGGTCCCCGGTAGCCACCTTAGGTGCCGCTCACGGTGATCGTCCCGGCCCTTATCGTATGTTTTTGATCGGCCGTCAGATCTGAAGTACCACTATTGAGGGTCACTCCAGTGACATTGATGACCCCGGCCACTCCGTAGGCCACGGCCGCTAGCTGGGTATAGGGCAGGCTGTTTCCCAGCTCCAGATCATTGATGAAATTCGTCAGCGCCAGCGATACATTGGCCGCCACGTCATTTGCAACGTATCCAGCAGCAGCGTCGATGGCCATGTTCACATTGGCTGTCAGGACAACTGGGGCGAATACGCCGTACTGGATTGTGAAACCGCGGACGGCTTCAATCGCATTGGCTACCGAATTCAAAAGGCTCGTCGGAGGATCGCCTGTCCCGTCATCGATGACAGCATAGAAGTACCCAGGCTGGTAGGAACCGTTATAGGCATAGTTTTCCGTCAGGGTCAGGAAAATGCCTTGCTGCACGGATGCAACTGCAAACTGAATAGCCGATTCTATGGCCTTGGAAAGCGAATTTATATAGAGAACGAACCTTGCCCTTAAGGCCGAGTCCGCCTCGGGATCAACTCCGTCAACAAAGGCAGTGGCATTCGTGACCGTATCGACACCCGTTATCGCCTGAGTAATAACGGTGATCGTGTTCGCCAAGACATTTCCGGCCGAGCCTGGTGTCACGGCCTGTGCTGGCACTGTGACACTACCTATGCCGGAGTTCATTACATACCCGCCAGCGGGGGCGCTGTAAGCCGAATTCGCCGTATTCAGCGTGACAAAGAAATTCTGCGTTCCATCTGCACTTTGAACCGGCGCATTGATTGGTACGACTGCTGCGCCAAGCGTGGAAAACCGACTGAAGGTAAGGTTTCCGACCGACGCGACAGCGGCAAGTCTTGTTAGCCCGAAATCATTGACGAACGAGTCCAGATCAGGACCGTTGGATGTCGCTGCCCTGGTTATCGTCAAAACATAGGCGATCTGGGCTTCCAGCCAGAGACCCATTGCTGCTACGGCTTCAACAATGGCTCTTAGGACCGAACCAACGGTCAGGTTCAGGGCAACTGTGGCCTGCGCCTGGATGGCGGTGACCATGTTGGTCACTAGGGTGTCGAAATCGAGCGAATTGATGCTTGCCATTCGGTCCCTATGAGGTGGCCGAGAAACTCAGTGTCGTCGGCTGGTTGCTGTCGGACTCGACGTATCTGATAGAAGCATTCACTCCGCCGAAGAAGAAATCCAAATCCACCTGAGGAGCTGGATTTTGAACAACAGAAGCCTCAAGATACATCTGCGTCGTGATCAAACTGGTGATGGCTGCCTGATCGATATCCTGACCTATGTATCCAGGAAGACC